TGCTTATGGATTATCTGCAAGATGTTGGTGTTGGGTACGGTAGAGATTGGCGTGGTATTCTTTTTCGTGAAGAGTTTACACAACTTACAGACGTAATCAATAAAAGTAAGAAGTGGATATCTCAAATATTTCCTGGTGCAAAATATAATGGGTCAGATCACAAGTGGGAGTTTCCAGAAGGGGAAACTTTGTACTTGCGATATATGCGCGTAGCTTCAGATTACTGGGGGTATCACGGCCATGAATACCCCTGGTGTGTGTTAGGAAATACAAAGGTATTAATGTCTGATATGACTGTAAAAAGTATATATGACATTCGTGTTGGTGAGCATGTTCATACTTTAGAGGGGGCTAAAAAAGTTCTGAGATGTATTCCATCTGTAAATAATGGGGTTAAACTTTCTTTTTTCGTGGAAGATGTGTTAGTTGGTACACAAGTTCAGGGGCTAGAACACCGGATTTTGACAGCCGATGGAATGCTTGACGTATTGATTCAGGGTTCAAGCCATGTAAATTTGCAGCAGCCCCAAGCCCAAGATCCATGGTCTGCTTGCAAATCTCCTGGATATGTTCGTCAATATACCCACTTTTTGCTTTTTTGCGTACAGAGAATAAAAAATTATCTGGAATCTTTTTATCTGCTGTCCACTTATTTATGTAATTTAGAAGGGTTGTCTTATTCGTACAAAATATCTTTGCAGTCAGGGGCATCCCAACTTCTTTGCAGGAGTTACACACTTCTATTATTTTTGAATCTAAAAATCCAGGAGAACTACGACAATGTAACAAATGAGCATAATTATCGTACAAGTATTGGAAATATATATTTAGATGTGCAGCAGTTTTCATTAATTTGTAATCATTTTTTTCTAGAGCTGCGAGGACTTCTGCATCAGAGAATTTTTTTGCGTTCTTCTTATTATGGATGCAGTTGTGCGAATGCTGATTTACAAGTTCTAGATTACTTAAATCATTGTTTGTCCCATCGTGGTCACAATGATGTACAAGCTCATCTGGAAATAGAAACCTACCTAGATACCGTTCCACAATCCTCCTGTGTTCCATCACGTACTTTGTATGCCCTATTCGGTAAGGATGATTTGGTGAGACTTCTACATAGCGACCACCCCAAAGTTTACGTGCACCCGTATAGTAAAGAACTTCGTCAGAGTAACTACCAGTTTTCTCAGTCGGCCTATTCATCTGTATCTCCTATACTAAAAGATTGTAATTTATTTGATCTTACTATTGCAGATTGTTCTCATTATATTACAGAACTTTCCGAAAGTCAATTAGTAAACTCATATGGGCATAAATATGTAATAAACGCCAATTGTGGTTGGGAAGAGTTAACCAACTGGCCCACAGATGAATGTTTCAAATTGATGATGAGTACAAATCGTAGTTCTAACCCCAATGTGCCGAGGAAGGTTAGAGCCACTTGTAACCCCAGTGGTATTGGGCATGGGTGGGTGAAGCATAGATTTATAGATGTTGCACCGCCTAAGATGATTTATAGAGACCCGGAAACAAAGAAGAGTAGGGTTCACATTCCCTTGATGCTCGCAGAGAATACAACTCTTCTTGAATCAGACCCAGAGTATCAGATGACCATTGCCATGGCGGTTCAGGACGATCCGTCTAAGCGTAAGGCGTGGATAGAAGGTAGTTGGGATATAATTGATGGTGGTTTCTTCTCAGATGTTTGGGACACAAAGATTCATGTACTTACCCCGTTTCCATTTCCTAAATCTTGGCGTGTTATTCGTAGCTTTGACTGGGGATCACAAAAGCCTTGGTGTGTTACCTATGTTGCTGAATGTAACGGCGATCAGCCAGATCCATACTATAATATTCCCTACTTGCCAAAAGGATCAAGTATATGTATAATGGAAATTTACGGATGGAATGGTACAGCAAATGAGGGCGATAGGGCATTATCGCAGGACATTGCTGAGAGAACTCTGGCTGTAGATAAAGCAATTGAATTGGAATATGGATGTAAAGTTCACATAGGCCCAGCAGATACTTCAATATGGGATGTTAGAGACGGTACGTCTATTGCCAAGAACATGACAGATCATGGGTTATGGTGGCAAAAAGCGTATAAAGGTTCTGGTTCTCGTGTTTCTGGTTTGGCTCTTATTCGGACTATGCTTGGTGCTGCAAAAAGAAGAGACCTTGAGCATCCACATTTATACTTCTTTGAATCTGCTCGTCACCATATCAGGACTATTCCAATACAGCAAATGGACCCAAAGAAACCAGAAGATATTAATACCGACCTTGAAGATCACGCCATAGATAGTTTACGTTATCTTTTAGCAAGAAAATTAAACAGATTACAGCGTAAGAAAGTACGCACATAGGAGAGGAATATGAGTGAATCATCTGAAGGCGGTTATCTAAGTTCTCATATACGTGTTCAAAAGATTTCGGCTTCCGCTGACCCCAGTATAACCGCACCTGGATATAATACATCTTCTATTGGCTGGGCCAAAGTACGGGACTGTATATCTGGTGAACAGACGATTAAAGGAGCTAGAGAGAAATATCTACCTCGTCCTGCTGGTATGTCTGGGGAATATGCTGATGCTTACGATGCCTATATAGAAAGGGCGCACTTTCCGCAAGTTTGTTCTTATGCTCTTCAAGGAGCTCTTGGTGTTGTTGTAACCAAGCTGCCTGAATTCAATCTACCAAAAGAATTGGAATATCTCATAAAAGAATCTACAAAAGATGGTATTTCCATTCAACAATTATTCCTTGATATTATAATTGAGATTCTTACTACTGGTCGGTGTCCACTCACAGTAGATATTATTGAGGAAACAAATCAGTTCAAATTTGTTCGGTATAACGCTGAATCTCTCATAAATTGGAAAGTATCTACTATGGCTGCCGAGAAGAATATGATTCTTGGTGTCCTGAAAGAGGCAATTCCTGCTGATGAAGATATCTTTTCCCATGATGCTGAGACTGTTTACCGTGTTTTATATATAGATGACAACGGGGATTATGCCACAAAGTTGTTTGGCGATGATGGTGAATTCTCAGATTTTGCTTCTGTTCCTGCATATATGGGCAAAACAGTAGACGAAATCCCACTCTTTATCGCCGGCTCTATCAATAATGGCGTTGACTTGCAGCCTGTCCCACTTCTCTCTGTAGCAAACTGCTCTATTCAGATATACAGGAAAGAAGCAGATTTGGCTAATAGTGAATACCTGTCTTGTAACCCAACACTCGTTATGGCTGGTGCATCTAATGAAGATGACTTGCCAAACGTAGTTGGATCGTCTGTTATGATCGTTCTTCCAGACCCGCAAGCTCGTGTTTTCTATACAGTGACGGATACTGCTGCTTTACAGCACGTAAAAGAGCATATTCAAGACCTCTATGAGGAAGCTATACGCCATGGCGTTGCTATTTTGGACACTAGAAAGGGTGTTGAATCTGCTGAGGCTCTTAGAATTCGGCAAGCTACGCAATCTGCGAGTATTTATAGTATTTATTTATCTGCATTGAATGCTATTCGGTCTGGTTTGCATTTTATGTGCGATTGGGCTGGGTTCAATAAGGATGCAGTTGTAATAGATGCTCCTTCCGCCTTGACTTATGGTATTCCAGACAGTAATGTAATACGGGAGATTATAGATGGATTTGGAAGAAATATTATGCCTCTTTCTGTCGTACACCGTTATCTTGTTGGCAACGGATTGTTGGATCAAACTGTTTCTTTGAAAGAATATATCTCTGACCTGATTAAACAGCGAGAATTCATTGCTGAAAATGCCTCTGTTATAAATCCCAATACCAAAAAAGTGGGTGAAGAGGGTGATACAGGGGAGAAAAAAGAAGAAAAAGATGAAGAATTTGATGAAAATGGCAAGAAAATAAAGAAAAAACCGACTACTCATACTAAAAAAGTAGGGGATGACGGCAGTTCAGATAGTAAAAATACAAGTTACTTGGCGTAATTTGTAGGCTGGGTGTTCCAGCAAACTTCGTTTCCAGAGGAAACGGCAACTATTCTCCTGAGGAGGAGCATATTATGGATTTTGCATTTATTGAAGATGAAGCAGTACGGGCACAGGCGGTAACAGCGTATCAAGAATCTTTGAAGACGGCTGTGGCTACGGCAGTTGCAACACAGGTTGCAGAGGCAGTATCTGGGCTTAAAGCAAAGAACGACGAACTCTTGAATGAGAAGAAAACCATTCAGGAAAAACTCAAACTCTTCGGAGATATTGAAGATCCTGTCAAAGCTAAAGAGGCTTTGAAGTTCTTTCAGGAGTCTACTGAGGCCCAAATGATCAAAGATGGGCGTATTGACGAGCTTATTAGCATGAAAACTGCTGCTTTTCGTGCAGATGTAGAGGCTAAAGTCAAGGAACTGGAGAATACTATCCAGGTAAAAGGCCAAGAAGCCACTACGTACAAGTCGAGATTTGAGAAAAAGATGGTTGAAGATCATCTTCGTGAAATTGCTCTGCGTGCCGGTGTTCTTCCTTCTGCTATTCCAGATGTGTTACTCCGTGGTGGTACTGTATTCTCTCTTGGGGTCAGCGGAGAAGTTGAAGCTCGTGATGGTGAGAATAAATTGAAGCAGACTGCTGACGGTATGATCCTTACCTCAGATAAATGGGTAGCTGGACTCAAGGAAAGCTCCCCACACTATTGGCCCCCTTCGAAAAGTGGAGGTCTTGGTGGTCCTGGCGGAGGCGATGACGGTGATATTCAAGCAAAACTTGCAGATTTGGCCGCAAAAGGCGATATGGTCGGCTACAGAAAGTTGCGAGATAAAGTGAAGAAAAAGTAGTAATTTTGGATGACCAAAACTTTTTTCATTGACAAGTCTAGCAATGAATGGTATATCCATAATATAACAAATCCAGAGGATTTGCTGTAGTGACATTCTGAGGCCGGGGGCCGACGAATCTTTGTAGTTAATTGATTCATCGGCTATTTTACTCGGAAATAAATAGAGAGCCGATTGAGTCTAATCCACTTAATCGGCTCTTTTTGTTTTGGGAGTTACAACTTCGGAGAATGACAATGGCAAAAGCAATGAAACCTGCTGACAAAGAAGCTCTTAAGCAGAAAGAAAAAGATGCAAAAGGCATGAAATCCAAGAAAAAACCGCCTTTTGCGAAGAAAAAGTAATTTTTACATTAAATAAACAATAAACAAAAAGGAGTACTAAAATGGCAAATTTGTGGGATCACCCAAATATCCTCGCGGCAGAAGCCCTTACACACCTTGAAGATGCTCTGGTTGTAAGCAAAATGTGTGCGGTCGATAAGACCTCTGACTTTTCCACTACCTCTAACGGGTGGCGTGTTGGGGATACTATCTCTTTCCGTACCCATGGTGATTACAAGGTAAACGAGTTTACCTCTACCATTTCGACTCAGCCGATTCAGTCCAGCCGTAGGTCGATGACCATTGAGAAACATCTCGACGTGTCGGTAGAGCTTACTTCCCGTGAGTTGGCTTTGGATCTCGACAGTTTTACCGAGCAGGTGCTCCAGCCCGCCGCTTATCGTCTTGCT